AGAGCCGCGAATCAACAGCGTGCCCAGCAGAATCTTGAGGCGTTAAAGTCCATCTTTAATGCGGCTGCTCCCGCCATCGACGACTTTACAAAAACCACTATCAGCTCAGACGCCGCCGCGAAAATGGGCGAATTCTTCAGTCAATATGCTACGACGTTCTCAGGGCTTCCTGTTGTCCAGATCGATACGTCTGCGACTGCCGCAACCTTTGACAACTTTAAAGAGTTCATGGCCTCATTCAAAACGCTTAAAGGCACACTCGAAGGCGACCTCGCTCCCGCCCTTGAATCCTTTGCTAAAGTTCAAGAGGCTATGGACAACCTCGAAGACCCCGCCAAAGGGATTCGAGATTCGTTTGCAACTCTAAGCAAATACTCTGCCGATACCCTTGCGCAGGTAGCCAAAGGTGGCGACCTGTTTACCAATCCTGAGACGGTCAAGAACACTATCTCGAAGAAGGTGGAGGATGCCAAAGCCGCGCTTTCTGCCTTCGACCAAATCTCTGCGGGACTTAGTGGAGACGCTATTGTTAACTATAAAGGCTCTGATCGTAAGGTTTCCGAAATCCGCTCATATCTCCAAGAGCAGACTTCCAGTTTTGCGCAGGCTAAAGCCCTTTCCGGTGACTTCGATGCCATGATCAACGAAGCGAAGTCCAGCCTCGATACTATTGGCGAGAAATACGGCCAGATTGTTAACCAGCAGGTCTACTCGATCTATGAGCTCGCCAAGACCGACAAAGTTAATGCTCGCAAGATGTCCGATGCTTTTGCTACTGGGTTAAACCTCGACAAGGGCAAGCTTTGGGGAGTCTTTGAGCAATCTATCGAAGCCCACGGAACCAAGCTCGCCAAGCTTCTAAATGAAGCCGGTGATATGGGCGCTGACGGTGCTCAAAAGAAACTCGACGCCACGACAAGCCAACTTGACAAAAAGGCGGGTCAGATTCAAAACGCTTTTGACAGTCTTTTATCCAAGCTCGGTCTTAGCCTTGATAGCCTCACCAGTGGGCTAAATAGTGCGATTACTGGGGTCAATAGCTGGACCGCCTCGATATTCTCTAAGGTTGGTCTTGCTGCGCCTGCCTTCTCCCAGATTCCTACTGTCAAACTGGCCGCGAAAGACGGCGACCCCGGATTTGTCGGTCCTCCCTCGTCTGCTGCCTCAGCCCCTAAGGTGGAGCGCACTGGATTTACTCCCGGCGCATTCCCTAATGGCGAAAGCGGTGGAGGCGGGGGCGATAAGAGAGACATCAAAGCCGAAGCTTTAGCCAGTCTTGACTCGCTTTTGGGCAATCAAGGTCTGTTTCAGTCTAAAGAGATGGCCCCACTCATCCAAAAACAGCTCAAGAGCGCGTTTGAACTGGCTATCCCTAACCTAGCCGCCGAAGACTCCTCAAAATGGACTGAGCAGCTCTTTTCGAGCGGATTTGATAACCCTGAGTTCTTCCAAGCTCAGATCGAAATCTATTCCAAGATCAGGGACGCAGCTATTAGCTCCGCCCAAGGTCTTGACCCGATGTCTGAGAGCTTCCAGAAAATCGCTGAGCAGGCCACCAACGCACAACAGGGCATCATGAATGCTACTGATGCGCTTGTGCAGCTCACCCAGAACCAAGGGCTCTTCAAAGCAATCGGGGATATTAGCGAAGCTTTCAAAAGCGGCCTTACTGATGGACTCTCCGATTTCATTACCGGAGCCAAGACCGCTAAAGAAGCAATGGCTGACTTCGCCAAGGAGTTCATCAACTCCGCAGTGCGCATTCTGGTCAATCAAGCTGTGTCTTCTCTCTTCGGCTCCTTTGCGGGTGCCACAAGTGGGGGAGGTGCCGCTTCCGGCTTGTTCGGTCAGTTGTTTGGAATGCTCGCTAAAGGTGCGACTGGTGGCCGTGTCTCTTCCTCAGGTATTGGCGACAACGCTGTCATGCACTTTGCTGGTGGGGGACGCACGAAAGGCGGCTCTTACAAGAGAGACGATATTCCTGCCATGCTGATGGGTGATGAGTTTGTCATTAACCAGTTTGCTTCCCGCAAGCTTGGTTACGCCGCGCTCGACTACATCAACAAGACCGGGATGCTACCTCCGCAGCGTGCAGAGGGCGGCTATGTGAACCCGCCTTCTATGAAAGCTCCCAGCTATGCGGGTGCCAGTAGTGCCGCGTCGATTGAGAACAACATCACGATTCACATCGACCAGAAGGGCAACGCTTCGACTCAGTCTAACAACAACGACAAGATGGCGCAGAACATGGCGAAAGCTATTAAAGCCGCCGTTAAAGAAGAAATCACTGAGTCTATGCGTCAAGGCGGCTCCCTGTCAGGATCACGCCGATAGAGCTGGTTAAGTGAAATTTTATCGATAAAATTACGACCATGATCAATAGCTTTACGGTAGATACAGTAACCGAGCGACTCACCAGCCCCTCCAAGCATCGTCTTTGGGATGGGGCTGGTGTTAAGGCGTCCGCCACAGCTTTTCCTTCACCCCTGAACGGCTCTACGACTTACTACGTGCGAGTCATCGACAACGTGACGATTGAGCTCTATGACACGGCAGCTCACGCCATTGCCGCCACAACTTTGACAACCGGTCGAAGAAACATGACCACTGTTGGGGCAGACCTTACGCTGTCCACAGACACGATTCATCAAACGTGCTGGATGGAGCCCTCGCAAGGACTCGCTGTTGACCTGACTCCCCGCATTCGCTCTGTGCAGTTCGGGGAAGGCTATGACCAGACCTCCAAAGACGGTATCAACAGCAACCCGCGCACCTTCAATGTTAAATACAACAAGGCCACGAAGAAGAAGGCTGTTAACGTGCTCAATTTCCTCGAAGACCATCAAGAAGGAACGAAGTGGTTCTACTGGACCCCACCCGAGCCCTACGATGATTTGACCAAGTTCAAATGCGCGAAATGGGGCAACTCTTTTGACGGTCCTAATGTCTACAATGTGGACGCTGTTTTCAAACAATCCTACGAAATCTAAAACATGACTGACTCACTGCCTGTAATTCAGGAATCACTAAAGCTCAATCCGGACGCCCTGATTGAGCTTTTTGTTTTGGATGCCACTGCAATCGACGGCGACATCCTTTACTTCTATGCCGGTGTTGGCGCAGACAGCCAACCGATCTCTTTCCAAGGGAACGTCTATTCTCCCATCGCAATGTTTGCTGAGGGCTTCGCCATGACTGGCCGGGGAGAAGTTCCGCGCCCTAAGATCCGCATCGCCAACCTTGACGGCTCCATCTCAGCCTTGTGCCTCCAGTTTGACGACCTTCTCGACGCCAAGGTCATTCGTAGAAGAACCTACGCCCGCTTCCTTGACGGCGGTATAAACGAGAACGACTTGGCGCAGACTCCTGATGATGTTTTCTTTGTTGAGCGCAAAACGACTGAGACCAACGAGATGGTGGAGTTTGAGCTAGGCTCTGTCCTTGACATGGATGGAATCATGCTCCCCCGCCGCCAAGTCACCTGCAACCAATGCACAGCTTTGTATCGGTCTGCTGACTGCACCTTTACCGGCGACTACGTTGTAGCCGATGAAACTGATACCCCCATGTCAGGAACCAATACCGGGGAATGGAATGCAGCTACTACTTACTCCGCCGGACAAGTATGCTGGCGCTTTATCAAGAACCGCCGCGTTTACTTTCAAGCCCTCGTTAGCGGCCTTGTCGGAGAAGGGACCAAGCCTTATCGCATCGGGCTCTGGAAGACTGAGCGTTGCAGCCTTCGCCTTACTGGATGCAAGATGCGCTTTGGTATCAACGCAGAGCTTCCCATCAATAGCTTCCCTGCCACAAGAAAAGGAGCCGCATGATCGATGATGACATTCGCGCCGCGATCAAGGCCCATGCTCTCGAAGAGCCGACGAAAGAAGTTTGTGGGTATATCATCACTTCCGGGAAGAAACTGCGCGTTCTCCGAAGTAAGAATACCGCTGAGATTCCCGAGAGGTATTTCAGACTGGACCCGAATGAGTATTTGAGCCTGATCGAGTCAGGAGACCTTAAAGCGTTCTACCATAGCCACCCTGAAACCAATGAAGAGCCCACGATGCCGGACAAAGAGTATTCGGAAGAACTCGAACTCCCTAGCATCATTTACAGCCTCCCACGAGACGAGTTCTCATTTTATGAACCATGCGGATACCAAGCTCCACTTGAAGGCCGAATGTATGTTCCCCTTCTGTTCGACTGCGTTGCGCTGGTCGCTGATTACATCAAGCGGGAAACGGGCATTCAACTCACGGAACTTACGCGCAAGCTTGAAGACATAGAAGCCGGGATCAGTTTTTCTCCCACGTATTGCGAGTTGAATAATATGCGCCTCGTTACGGGTCAACCTTTGGAGAAGTATGATGTTGTGCTGATGCAAATCGGGCAAAAAGCTAAAGCCCCCAATCACGTAGCCGTCTATACCGGGGGAGGGAACATCCTTCACCAAGTAATCAACCGCGTTTCCTGCACCGTTGTTTTTCATGGATATTGGAAAGACCGGACGCTATATGTCTATAGATTAAAGAATTTACCAAAGGTCTAACATGGTCTCTATCAAACTACACGGCAAGCTAGGCTCCACTATCGGAAGGAAGTGGAGTCTCGACGTTTCATCTGTAGGAGAAGCACTCCGCGCAATCGAAACCAATACCCAAAAGCTCTTTCACTACCTCTACACAAAGGATCGTGAAGGGATCGAGTATCGCGTGATCATCAATGGCCGCGACCACAAGACCGAAGAAGAACTCGTGATGCGCTTTGGCGCCCTCAAGACAATCGACATCGTTCCCGTTCCTTCTGGTGCTGGTAAGAACGGTGGCCTCTTCTCAATCCTCGCAGGAGTTGTATTGATTGGCGCAGCTATCGCTCTCGCCGTCTATACCGGACCTGCTGGCGCAACCCTGCTCGCCTCCCTCGCCGCTTCGCAGATTGCTACATCGATGGCATCCTTTGGAGCAGCCCTTGTCCTCGGTGGATTACTCACCCTCGTCTCCGGGTCACCCAAGTCCAGCTTTGGAACTGAAGGCAACCAAGACGATGAGCTCGCCGCCAGCTATATCTTTTCAGGACCAGTCAATACGATTGCTCAAGGCAACCCTGTTCCCGTAGGCTATGGCCGTCTCCGTATTGGCTCCCAAGTTATCGCCTCCGGGCTCTCTACCGTCCGCACTCTCTAAAATTTTATCGATAAAATTCCTATATGGCTCAAACAAATCTCAAGTATAAAGCCCCCAAGAAGTTCGGTGCAGGCGGCATCATGGGTGGCGGTGGTAAGGGCGGTGGGGGAAGCAGTGGTAGCACTCCTATTCACGAAGACTCAGAGAGTTTGCGCTCTGCAAGCTTCGCTCGAGTGATCGACGCTCTTTGTGAGGGTGAAATCGCGGGACTCGTTGACATCAATGGGGTCGTTCAAGACGCAGACCATATCGGGAAGGGCGTCTACCTCGATGGTATCCCACTGATGGGTAGTAACGGGGAGTGGAACTTTGTTGACGTTAAGATTGAGCAACGCACCGGGACTCCCGACCAGAGCTCTTTGAGTGGGTTCACTTCCACCGAGAACACAAACGCGCTTGGAACCAGACTTCGTTTCCCTCCCGGAGGAACGATTCCCGTTCTGTTCTCGGTCACCAACCAAGACGTTGATCAGATCGAGATCGGTATCCGCATCCCTTCCTTGATGAATCAAGATAAGACGAATGGGAACATCTACGGGACCAAAGTAGAGTTCCATGTTGAAGTCCGTCTTAATGGGGGCGCGTGGACTAACCAGTTCAATGACAAAGTTGAGGGGAAGACTACCTCGAGCTATATCTATTCTCGCCGAATCACTTTGCCCAGAGATGGAAGCCCTACATTCTCGTGGGACGTTCGTGTTACCCGCGATACCCCTGATTCTGATACCGGCGCGTTACAGAACGAAACTTACCTCGACTACGTTACGGAGATCATTAACGCCAAGTTTAAATACACCAACACAGCCATTGTAGGGCTTCAAGTTTCCGCCCAGCAGTTTTCCTCGATTCCGGCCCGCTCGTTTGACTGTAAACTTTTGCTTATCAAAGTTCCGGTTAACTATGACCCTGCGACTCGCTCTTACGCAACTACCGGACCCGGCACAAGTGGCGGTGGATGGGATGGAACGTTCAAAGTTGCGTGGAGCGATAACCCTGCTTGGGCCTTCTATGACATCTGCTCAAAAGAACGCTACGGCTTGGGCTCCTATTTCACAGATGGACTTGTAGATAAGTGGACCCTCTACACAATTGCCCAGTATTGCGACGAGCTTGTCCCCAACGGCTTCGGGCAGTCTGAGCCTCGGTTTACCTGCAACCTGTTCCTGCAAACGCGCGAGCAAGCCTATAAGGTCGTTTCTGACATGGCCTCGATCTTCCGCGCCATGATCTACTGGGGTGAGGGGAAACTCATCCCTGTTCAGGATCGCCCCAAGTCCGCTTTTGTTCATTTCTCAAACGCCAATGTCAAAGATGGACGCTTTGAGTATAAAGGCTCCGCTAAAAAGGCCAGGCACACCTCTTGCAAAGTCCGCTGGGTCAATCCGCAGAATGAATATCTGAGCGAGATTGAGTCTGTAGACGACCTTGAAGGCGTAGCTCGCTATGGGCTCAATGAGCTCGAGCTTACTGCTTTTGGCTGCACCTCGAGAGCGCAAGCGCACCGCTTAGGCTTGTGGGCTCTTTACACGGAACGCAGAGAGTCTGACCTAGTTGTCTTCTCTACCGGACTCGAAGCGAAGTATCTGCGCCCCGGAGACATCTTCAAAGTGTCCGACTCCTTCCGCGCTGGAATCTCGAATGGTGGCCGTATCCTTGTCATTTCCGGAGACCGCAAAACTGTAACTCTCGACAAGCCAGTCATCATCGAAGCGGGAGCCCTCTACCAGCTTTTGACTCAGAACCCCCAGCCTATTGTTCCTTATGCAGAAGACCTCGGGAACAGCACTGAAGAAGGAAGTCGCAGAACTCCGCAGATTGCGACCAGCACTGTAACGAACTCGCCCTTTTCTGGTGTAGCTGTTTTGACTCTCGCTGACGCCCTCCCTGCCAACGTTAAAGCGGGATACGTGTGGACCCTGCAAAGCGACAAGCTCGCCCTGAGAGAGTTCCGCACCCTTGCCTGTGAAGAGAACGAAGCGCACGAGTTCAGTGTTACGGCGATGGAATATGACAAGAACAAGTTTGCCGAGCTTGAGCAGAACATTGTCTTTGACCCGGTTCCGTTTTCAGTTCTTCCCGCCTCGCTGGTCACACCTCAGCCCCCAGCCACTTTGACCTTGAGCCAACGTCTCGAAATCAATGAAGTTTCGGCCACGAAGATCATGATCGACATCGCATGGGATGCTGTTGATAACCCCTTCGTTTCTGGTTACGCCGTTTACGTCACTGTCCCAGATGGAGCAAAGAAATTCATCGGACAGTTTGATAACCAGTTCACGAGCTATGAAGTCCTGAATGCTGGCCGTCACTTTGTGCAGGTCTACTCAGTCACGCGCCTTGGTAAGAAGAGCCTACCTGTTGAGGGCGAGCTTACTGTTAGCAACGAGCATCCTGAAGTTTCGCCCTATGTGACTCACCTCGAAATCTTTGGCCAAGGAAACGACAATACATTTCTGACCCAAGACGTTCGCCTGTCGTGGAGATTGTTTAGTGTCACCCTCGGACAAGAGATCGATGTCAATCCTCTGGGCAATGCACCTGTTGACCCCTACTTCAAACGCTTTGAAGTTTCTATCTTCGACGCCGCTGGAGTTCTACTCCGTTCTATCAATACCCTTGTCGCGGAATACACCTACCTGTTTACCGACAACGTTATTGATCCGGGTGGACCTCACCGCAGTTTCAAAGTTGAAGTCCGGGCGATTGACATCTTTGGTGGACGCTCTGAGCCTGCCTCGCTGGTAGTCGCAAATCCTGCGCCTCCCTTACCTGAGTTCGTGACGCTCTCTTCCCTCAACGGGAACATCATTTTCAAATGCGCCTCGAGCAGTGAACTCGACTTTGCCGGCTTCCTTGTTTGGGTCAGCCTAGAAGACGGCTTTGACCCCAATGAAATCGACCCTGTCTATGATGGTGTTGCGAATCCCGCTATTATCTCAGTCGCTAAGGAAGCAACCTACTACGTTCGATTTGCCCAGTATGACAAATTCGGCAAAGTTCTGATCGACATTTCTGACCAGCAAGAAATCTCCACCACGTTTAAGGTTAATCCTTTCCCGCCGTCTTCTCCTACCGGGCTTTCTTTGACAACCGAAATTCAGCTTCAGCCTTCAGGGGAGCAGAACCCCATTATCACTGCGACATGGAATGCCGTTTCTGAACCTGACGCCACGATGTTTGAAGTCGGGATCAAACAAGAGCCTACCGGGTCGTATATCTCGACTGCCACCACTGAGAAGCGATTCTCTTGGCCTGTAGTCGCTGGTGAAACCTATAGTGTGCGAGTTCGTGCTGTTAATACTAGCGGGGTGTCCGGTCCTTACTCTGTCGAGGCTTCTATCACTGCTGCCGCTGACACTATCGCTCCGGGTCCAATCACAGGGATTTCTATTGCGTCTTCCTTCAAGACTATCTTCCTTACTTGGGACAACCCGCCTGACCCTGACATGGCCTACGTTGAGGTCTATGAGTCCTCCACAAATAATCGCGCAAACGCTGATATGACCAAAGTAGTCGGAACAGTATTCTCGAGAGGATACACCGCTACAGGCATCACTCGTTACTTTTGGTTGCGTCCTGTTGATACCTCAGGGAACGTTGGTGATTATTCTCCCGCAGGGGCCACCTCAGGCGTTTATACTACCACGGGGCAGATTGTTACCACGGACATCACAACGTTCGCTGTAGACGCCTCCAAGCTCTTTGTAGGCACTGTCATTCTCAAGGATGATGTCTGGACCGACAACACAGGCTCTGGAGACAACATTTCGTGGAACGCGCACAAGCTCTACTACAAAGGTGTCCAATATAACATCTCTGCGGGAACTACTGCCCTAAACTATCTGAGTTGGAAGGGTGGGACCAGCTATGTCGGCTCAACTGCTAATCCTACTCTGACTGACGGTCAGTTTATGATCGCCACGAATACAGGCGGTCTTCATGACCTTGCGTGGAATGCCCTTGCAAACGCTGTCATCGGCTCTGCCTACATCCAGAATGCCGCCATCATTAACGCCAAGATCGCGGACCTCGCTGTCGATACTGCAAAGATGGCTGATCTTACTGTCACGACTGCGAAAATCGCGGACCTCGCTGTAACCAACGCCAAGATCGAAAGCTTAGAAGCCGCCAAGGTTGTCATCACAGGGTCAACCACTCTCGAAGACTGGAAACAAGGCGGAGACGAAACCAACATCGCAGGAGGCGCAATCTCAGCTAATACGATCACCGCAAACAAGATGAACATCGGCCTTCGCGGTGTGACCATCACCGGTATTCAGTTCAACTGCAAAAAGGATGTAAACAACGTCGCTACCAATGTTGTTACGTGGAGCTCAGGCAAAGTCGTCTACACAAACAACGCAGGCAACCTAGTTGCAAAATCCATCGCATCAGGCCAAGCCTCATGGAGCTCTGGCACAGTCTACATCTACTTTGATCAAGGGGAGACTGTCGGGCAGCTTTTGACGACTACCCTCTCCGCCGAAGCGTTTGACCCTGACTGTATTGTTTTGGCTACCTACATCGGCGGAATCAACCTCGTTGTTACCTACGGCCGCACGATCATTGACGGTGCGCAAATCACCGCGCTCTCGATCACTGCCGCGCAGATTCGCGCCCAGTCGATTACGGCCACACAGATTGCAGCCTCCACTATCACGGCCAGTCAGCTCGCCGCTACTTTGACGATGTCCAACACGATTATCATCGGTGTGGGGAGCTCAGGCCATATCCGCAGCGCAAACTACGATGGTAATACAGCCAACGTTGTGGGCGACCCGTTCTTGTGGGAACGCGGGACTCAAGGCTGGATTCTCCGTAATGACGGGACCGCTGACTTCAACAGCATCTATATCCGTGATTCCGCGGTCTCCAATACAGCCTTCGTCGGCGGAAGTATCTCAATCGGTCTGGGAGACGTTCCGGGTGAAGATTTGAATAAAGATACGGGCTTCGCTGTAGACGGTGCTGGGAACCTTTGGCTAGGAAACCGCGCCTTTGCAAACGCTCCCTTCCGTATTACCAACGGAGGTGAGATGTATTTCTCAAGCCTGAGTAACAGCATTCCGGTGTCCGCCAGAAACACGATTGCCTACTACGTGCAGCTTCAGATTCCGGTCCACATTGCTTACCCAGTTAACGGAGCCCTTTTCCTTATTTGGAATAACCGTATCCGCTACCAAGTCGTTTCCCGTGACTGGGGATTTACTAACGGGGGCGGGGCTGTTGAGTGCAATAAGAACATTGGGGACTACATTAATTATGGTGAGACCCTCTCAATCACGCTCTCCGGCCTCACAGGGGCTCGTAACTTCTTAGCAAACATCGGTATTATTAGGGTGCCTTAATATGTCATGGGATACTTTTGGTTTATTTGGGGGCTCTAATGCCGGAACCATGCGTGCTATCGTTCTCACAGGGTCAGGCTACTGGACTGTCCCTGAGGGCGTTAGCTGGGCTGTTATCGAATGCATCGGAGCTGGGGGTGGTGCAGTAGGCCAAGGTGGTTCGTTTGCTAACGTTCCTTGGAACATGCAAGCCGGAGGCGCAGGAGGTTATACCAAGGGCATTCTTCATGCTGGAGCTGGTGAGGTGTTTCGCTACGACTGTGGCTGGAGAGGTGAGTCTATCTACGCCATTCACGATGACGGCTGGGTTCTTCACGACGGCGTTACCCATTGCGACTACAACGTCCGCCAAGGCGGAGCCACGGCTATCGCAGGCTTCTACGCAGAGGGTGGGAGCTCTGGCGCGAATTCGACCACGCCTAACGGTGGCTTAGGGTATGGCGGCGACATCAATACATATGGGGATGCTGGAGCTGGTCCCGGAGGATGGGGATTCGGTAACAACAATGCGACTTGGGTGTTCGGTCATGGAATGTGGCCCTCCGGACTTGCTTTTTATAGTGGGGGCTTTTCCAAGTATGGAGTCCCGCCTGATCTCGGTGACTTCCTCGATCCTACCCGAAACAGCGCAGCACTCGATCAATTCATCCCCGCTGGAGGCTACGGTGTAGGTGGCTCGGGGGTTATCTTTACTTCGGGATCATACATCGGAACCGCGCGAGTAGAGAATGGCGCAAACGGGGCTATCGTTATTCACTACCCCGCAGCCGTAGGAGTTTACTAAAATGATCGCTACACTTTTTGAAGCCTCAGGTAGCTTTACCTGCCCAGACACCCATACCATCCTGATCGAAGCAGTAGGCGGAGGCGGTCCATATAGCAACCCCGCAGATACGACTACTACAGGCGGCTGTGGAGCTTACGGGCTTACTCAGATCGGCGTAGCAAATGGTCAAGTTGTTTCTTTCGTCGTCGGTGGAGTTGACCAACCCGGAGGCTATACGCTTATTAATGACATGGTCTGCTACAACGCTAATGGCGTAATCGGTGGGAACATTGCCGGGTCTTATATACTAGGCTTTCGGGGTAAGAGTCATACCTTTGCTGCTAGCTTAACCTCTCGCCGCCTTCACGGATTTGCACATGGTAGCCCCGGCTGGGGCGGAGCCGTCTTAGTTTGGTTTCCTGTGGCATCTGTCAATGAGCTTAGTAGCTCTGGCTTCGGTTCTCTTATCCTAGCCAATCCTAAGCCTCCGGGCTTACCACCTAACTTTCCTTGGCCTCCTCCGATCTACATCCCCGGCCCACTAGACCCCGAGCTAAGCGGCCCCTACGACAAGGACAAATCATGAATTTTATCGATAAAATTTTACTACTCGACACCCCTACTCACTAATCTAGGTTCTTTTTATGGCACAAAATAAGTCTGGACTCGTCTTCGTAACCAATGGTAGTGCGACCGTCTACGGTGATTCAAACGTAGCTTGGTCGCTCATCTCTGTTGGGAATCTTTTTTCCACCGATCAAGCCGCCGTTGCGTATGCGATTGCTTCGGTCAATGCTGCGCCGACACCGGTTGCTGTTACCGCTGACGATACGACCAATCGTTTCACATACGGTTCTGCTCACGGTATCGCAACTGGCCGCGCTGTTCTCGTTGGGGGTGTGACCGCTCCTGCCGGGACAGGACTCGGTGTGATGTATTACGCAAGGTCTGTTAACTCGACCAACATTACTTTGCACCCAACTCAGGCCGACGCCGTGGCTAACACGAACGTTATCGACATCACGACTACGGGCTCGTCTGTCACAATTGCGCTGACTCCGTTCATCACACTGACGGCTCCATATTCTGGCTTCACTACCCCGCTCAGTGAATACTCGATCTCCTCAGACTTCACCGGATTTTTGAATCTGCCGCTGTTGACTGTCGGGGATGTTAACGTTTCAGCTTTGGTTAACCGCGCTATGACGCTCATGGACGCTGCGCTTGCTTCTATTGATCCATCCATCGGTGCTGCGCCTGCCACGATTACCAGCTCGACTACTTTGTCCAGTCAGCGATTCATCCTCGCTTCGGGCAACATCACACTTCGGCCCCCTTCCCCTACCAACCGCATCAACCTTCCTTTCCAGATCACGAATGTTGGAACCGGCACAGTTACGATCACTCCGTTTGCTCCCGCGCTGATCAACGGAGCTTCCACTCTTCAGATTTTCGCCAAAGAGACGACCACGATTGAAACTGATGGCGCGAACTACTTCTCTTACAACGGTGTCCTGTCGATTGACCACATCATTACCAGAACCGGGCGCGTTACTGAAGCAATCGCCGCCCTCGGCCTTACCTTTGGTGCTTCGACCAGTGTTACTACCTTCGGGCAATCCAAGACTGACGGTGTTGCAACTACCTACTCTCGCTCAGACCATACCCACGGAACTCCTCCCCTTGGAACCACTTCCACTACAGCTTGCGCCGGTAATGATTCGCGCCTGTCGAATGCCCGAACCCCGCTAGCACATAAAACTACACACGTAAGCGGTGGCTCAGACGAAATCCGCGAAGCCACTTCCACTTTGAACGGTTTGATGTCTGCGGTGTATGCAGCGAAGCTCGATAACATCGATGCAAACGCAAACAATTACGTGCATCCTACAGGTGACGGTAACTTGCACGTTCCTGCTACCAGCACTACGAATGCAAACCGCTATCTCAAAGCTGGTGCAACTGCCGGTGCAATCTCGTGGGACGTTCTCGAGTGGAACGACATCGTT